TCATTAATCATCTTTATACTTTTCAACAGCTTGGCGCAAAAATCTGCCGTGTTCAGATAATGTAATATTTTCAGGACGTACTTGTTTTACTTTTAATTTGAAATGTTCTTTAAAGTCTTTCAAGATTTGTTCTTGATGACCTGAATTGCGTATATCTTGGCAGATCAAATCCCTTGCTTCAGGATTTATTGCCTTTGGTATTAAATAATCTTTTTCGGGTTCTTGATTCGGTTTTGTCGGTGTTTTCGTTACCCCTTCTTTTTCTGGCGGTTTTTCAGCTTCTTCTTCTTTTTTGGCTTCTTTAATTTCAAGACCCGCCCATAATTCGTGAGCATCGCCGAAAGAATAACAGGCGCAAGCGCAAAGGCATCTTCGATGCGCTTTCTGAATATCAGTTGTTGAGATTTTATCGTATTGAATACCTTTGTTAAAATTATTAGTTATTGAGTAAACATACAAAGGTAATTTAATTCCTGTTTCAATGTTCTGAAAATAGCCCATCAAATACCCTGTATTATCGGGAGCCATCCAAACAATTTGGCCGTTTGGGTCAGGTTCTAATGCAAAAAACCAGTTTGGCGCGTGTTCTCTTATTCTTTGTGCTGTTAACGCCCAAGAACAGTAAGGAACTTTGCCTTTGTAATAAAGATCGTCTTCTGTAATAAGACCGCCCAGATTTGGGATTTCGATTGGTTTTGTTTGGTTTTCCATAATTTTAATTAAAATAGCACCTAGACGCAAACTCTTACCTTAACCGTCTAGGCGTCTACATTTATTAGTCTACCAATTTATTCAGGTTTGTCAAAAGTTTTTATATTTATATTTGCGCCAATATGTTCAAATCGTTTTGCATACCGTTTCAACGCCTGCAAACAAACAACAAGAGAATCATCCGCAAGAACAGTTCCGCCAGATGTAACAGATAGGGCATCAAGCGTACTACGGGTCAGCTTGTCAACATCTCCCGTTGTTTTGCTAGTGCAGAAAAAAGGCGCATTATTTTTTAAAATTTCTGCATTTTTACCCGTTCCAAAATGGCTTTTAGGACGCGGCATTATAAATTCTATAGAAACTTGCACGGGTTCATTAAACGGGTTGCCTGCAAACGCTTCAAGCGCCGCGTGGATTATATCCTGACGCCAAGGCTTAACTCTTTTACTTGATTCCATCAATCCGCCGTATCTTGTCAAAGTTTTTGAACCCTGCGGCGCGGGTAAACCTACAACACGAAATTCAAGTTCTTTCATTAGTAACCAACAAATTTTGCTTCTTCAATAGCTTGTTTACATTTTTCTGGGTTATATGAAATACCCCTACCAACAGTTCGTATCCAATGTATGTTTTCTTTTAACACACCATTTTTTCGATATTTAACTAGAGTACCTTCAGATTTATAGCCCATCATATCAGCGGCTCTTAATTGCTGATAAAAACCTTTGCTTGCATAATATTTTCTTTTATAAGGGTCAAAAGGGTCGCTTTCTGTTTTTTCTGGATTGTTTTTATTTTCCATTGCTACAGCAATTTTGTCATGTATTTTAGAAAGTTCTTTTATAAAAGGATTATCGTCAAATTTACATTTAGAACATTTATCAGCATAAGAAATTGATTGAAGTAAACCGACTTTGATGTGTCGCCATTCTCGTTCTGTTAAATCAATTTTCATTAAAATCCCCCCTGTTCAGAATCAAATCTTTTCCACGCCTGCGACCAAGCATAAGCGCAATCAATCGTGTGTTGATCTTCGCCAACTACACATCTATTCGGTCTAGCCCAGATTGTTTTGCATACATCAGGAATTATTTTGTGATGTTCCGCAAGAGCTTCAAGATAGCTTCCCATCTGCGCATCTGTTGAATATGGTTTGGCGTACTTCTGCGATTGTGTTTTTAAATCAATCAACATAAGTTTTTGCGATTTGTTGTCATAGCCCAAAAGATCAAGTTGACCGCCGACAGATTTTTCAAGATCGCAAAGCATATATTCAACCGCCCACGGCTCGAAATCTTCCCACAATTTCAAATCCATTAAGGGTTTAATCCAATCTTCATAATCGCCCATTTCGATTTTATCGTTGCCTAGCATCCGCTGT